CCCGTCGGGCCGGTTGGCCCTAAGGGCGACCGCGGGCCCCAGGGGCCAGCAAGCGAGAACGTGGTGCTGTCGGGGATCGCCTCGTACAGGGCTTGCCCGTCGTCGAAGGTCGCAGCTGACGGCTGCACGTTCACGGCGCCGGCGGCGGGGCAGTGCGTCGAGAGCTCCTACGTGCGCTCGCCGGACATCTCCGGTACGAGCGGCATCGTGATCCCCCGGGACTGCGAGTACGTGGTGCGCGTGTACGCGGTGTGCTCGGAGCTCACGAAAGTCGGCGTGAAGCCCCGCTACTGGAACCACAAGACGAATGCGTGGGGCGACGACCACCTGAGCGGGTTCTACTCGACGGCGTTCCCTAAGGGGTTCACGATGCGGGAGTTTCACCTCCCGATCGCCGCGCTGGACGACACGTTCGTGTGTTTCGACATCCTGGGGAACAGGGCTGTGACGGTGACAAATGTCGTGGTGATGCCGACGGGGGACGCCCGCGACCTGAACACGGCGTTCAAGCGCATCGACACTCGGTACAACGAGGCAATGGAGCGACTGAAGGCGGATGAGGTGAAGCTTCAGTCGGTGGAGACGATGGCATCCTCGGCGAACTCCTCAGCCCAGTACTTGCGGGCCAAGTGGGTCTCGAAGGTGTGCGCGTACTACTACTGGTCCGACCTGTACAGGTGGAACACGGATCGCGGGTTCTTCGATGTGGAGGGGCTCCAGGGCGACAACTGGAGCGCGGCCACGGGCGTGTACGTGAAGAACGCAAAGAACGCGGGGGCCGATGGTGTCGCGCTGCTGCTGCCGTGGCAGGAGAGCACGGTGCCGTACATGTTCCACGGGTTGGTGGAGATGTGGTGCGACTCGGACTTCACAGTGGAGTGCTGGGTGGAGATGGCCGATAAGAACGACGGCAGCGGCGCCATCGACCTCCAGCGGTTCAGCAAGTCACTGCGGGGCGGGCGGTTCTGGCAGCCTGTGGTGTGGAAGTGCCCGGCGAACGCCCCGACGTCGAAGACGGTGGCGCGCATGCGCCTGCGTGTTAAGGGCACCAACTCGAAGGTGTGGTTGCGGAGTCTTGAACTCGCCTCCTACTTCGAGGCCATGTAAGCGCTTCTGAGCGCATGA